ATAATGTCTTGATACTGTTTCATACTATTAACTATTTTTTCCCAGGCCATGGTATATTCCTTATATTTGAAAAAAGTCTACGTTTGCGAGTTTTTCGATATCAGTTGCATACGTTGCTGATGCAGTTTCCATCATATTTTCACCCTTTGGTGCTGGCTTCATTTTTTCAATAACGCCTTTCCAAATTTTGATAAAACGAGATTTTTGGTCATCATTAAGTGATTCAAAATTTTCACTTAAATTTAGCATTGATTTCCTAAAATCATCATCACCTGTTATGTTTGAACTGTAAACAATAAACTGGGTTGTTGGATCAAAGTTTTCATTAATTTCTGCATCTTTGTTCCATTTAATATTATCTATATTGTAGTTCTCAGTATATACTAAATCTTCTTCAATGTCAAGTCCTCCTAAAATATCTTCACTCAATTGAGCAATAATTTCCCATGGGCCTTCAACATGTTCTTCTAAACCAAATACTGAATATAAATTATCCAATTGATCTTCTGTAACCATTTTAAGTTCTGGCTGTTCCCAATCTTCAAAATAACTATTATATGATCTGCTTGACTTGATTTGTGTTAGTTGTTTTTTATTAGTTTCTACTTGTTCTCTTACACGAGTTAAAATTAAACTTGCATGTTCATTTAAACCTTCGTTTTGCATGGCTCGGGCAAAAGTTCTTAAAGTTTTAATATCTTCTGCAAGGGAAATAATATGTCGTCCTTGAGCATCATATGGTGAACCTTCATTACCAATATGTCGTGCCATTGCTCTTGCGGCCGTCATATTTTTAACTGGCATGTAAAATCGTTCGCCTCTTGTATTTTCAATCATAATATCTTGAATATTTCGTGATCTGCTACCTACTTTTTCTTCATCAATTTCTTTAGTATGTGTAATCTGAATTTTTGCAGGTTGTAAAACATGTGTACTTTTCTTTGCAGACCCATATGGTTTTACCATACTTTCTTGCATCTGAGCCATTTCATTATCCCTTTTTTTAATTTTAGGTATACGAGAAAAATCTTTCTCCCGTATTTCTTTTCCGTATTTACGTACAATGATATCATAAAATGGTGCTGTTCTACTACGTTCTCGTAAAAAGTTTATTAGGCTTTCGTAATTTATTTGACCTTCTTTTGGGTCTAATACATCTGCTTTTGCACCAAAATAAACTCTAACAGTTGATGGAGTAGTTGTTGAATCAAGAAAAATTTGATAATCGTTTTTCTTATCAATGAATCGATTTGCTTTTAGAGCATCAATTTCATTTGCACCCTCTTCATTATACATTGTAACTTTGGAGCCAATGCCAGTAACGTATTTTAATATTTCATCGCTCAACATTGCTAATTTGTTGTCTGTTTGTATTGGCATTTAAAAGGACTCCAAAATATTTCTAGTATTTATGTTAATATTGCGATTGGCATTGGCTTAATTGACTCACCTTCATCTAATGCGTCAATCATGTCAGAGTAAATGTCTTCCTCATAAACACCAACCTGTTCTAATAATCTAATAGCGAGTAATGTTGCTAATACAAGGTCATCAGTTTCTCCTGCTTTTGCTTCGTAACTTCCGCCTTTAGCAATAAAGTTTTTAACTTCTCTAATTAAATTTTTGCTATACATGATAATCTTATTGTTTTCGACAAACAATTTGAATTTGCTACAAACTTGTAATTTTGATTTGTTTGTTGTAGTAAATCCTTTACGTTTTTTACCTGCTTCATGGACAAACACTCCTTGAAACATATCTTCACCCATTTCATTTATTAACTGGATTACTGCTTCACCTAACGTATTATTTTCTACACTCCAGTAGATATTATTTGGGTCAACACCTTCTTCTATCAAAGCATCTAACATTGTTTTCATAACTAATAATTGTTCTTTGACATTTGATTTATTGTGTTGCCATTCTGCTACTTGTTCAAGTCTAGGTGCTGAATACAATTCAATGGCGGCATTATCACCACCAGTACCCATTGCTGGATCTAACGCCATAAAATACTTTTTCTCTTTATCAATATTCTTAAAAAATCGTATTTGTCCTTGCTTTTTTAATGGTTCAATACCACCCAAGTCTAATAACTTTATAGGCTTAATTAATGTTTCATCCCAAACAATAAACTCACAGTTATGTTCACGTCTAAATCGCTCTTCACCTATTTTTGCTTCTTCTTTTTTTGCCCAATCTTCATTTCTCTCTGGGTGTTCTTCCCACTTAACAAGGTATGATTTAAATCCATTTACTCCAGTATCAGTTTCATTACCAAATTCATCTACACAATTTGTTGCCTCTTTCCAAATACGTGCAAACTGATCGTCATCTTGGTTAGGTGTACTTGTAATAATACAACTACCACCTGTGCTTAATGTAGGAGAAATACTAGTCCAGAATTCTTGTGCTATACGTGGTGGGACAAAGGCAAACTCGTCTAAGTAAACTAAACTTAAACTCATACCTCTACCTGTGTTGTCTGTTGTTGCTTGAGCAATTATACGTGACCCATTATCAAATTCTATACTACCTTTATTATATGCAACACATCCTGCTCGTAAAAAATCTGGGCAAGTTTCATAAGCAAATCGCAATTTAGTCATTATTTCTTGAGCATTTGCATACTTGTTAGAAGCAACAAGTATTGTACTGTCAGGTTTAAACATTGCATACCATAACAAGTATGCCGCGGCAGTAGTTGACTTACCAGTCTGCCGTGCCATCATTGTTATACTATATTTGTGAGTATGGTATGTTTCAATCAGAACTTTTTGGAAATCAAATAAATTAAATTGAAGTCTGCCTTTTAACGGATGTTGAATATTGGTATAATTGTTAATGAAATGAATAGGATCTGCAATGCATTTTCCTAATTCATCAACTTGACCTTGCGTATACCGTTCCGTTTGATGCGGCTTTTTTACTAATCCAGTATCTACGGTTGACATAAAGATTATTTATTATGCTACTGGTGCGGCCGGTGCCGGTGCTCCTGCGGCGGCTTGTGCAAGTCTTGGATCAACTTGTCCTGCTTTATAACCTACTTGTGTTGCTGGTGCTCCTGCTGGTGCTCCTGCTGGACCTGCTGGTGCTTTTGCTACTGCCCCCGCCTGTTGTCCTACTTCCAGTGCATCCTTAACTTTTTGTTTCCAAATACCGGCATCTTTCTGAAGTTGTAATATATCTGGATCTTTATTAGGATCCATACCAAGGGTTGGTGCTAACTTTGTAATGTCCTGTACAGTTTTATCCATTACCTTTGTCATATTTCCGGCTGAGGCAGCCACTTGTTTTGCGGCATCTGCTTGTGCTTTTGCTTGTTGAACAACTTTTGGATCAACTACTGGTGCTGGTGCGACTGGTGCTGGTGCTCCTGCTGGTCCCTGTGTAGGTGACGCTGGTGGGGTCTTTGTCGCCTGTACTGCCTGCTTGGCTTGTACTGCGGCTCCGGTTGCGTTTGGTGCTGGTGGTTTTGGTGCTATTGGTGCAGGAGGTGCAGGAGGTGCTTCGTCTAATTCATCTTTTTTTTTAGATAAGTCTATAGATATGTTTCTACCAGTAAACCCATTATATCGTTCAAACATGTCTGACTCTTTAATATCGTCTAATGGATTATCACCTGAAATTGTTGTGGCGTGATGGTTTTTTGTTGCGCCTCGAATACTAAAATCAGTATGTGTATCACCTTTAACGTCTGGTGCTCCATCATTTGTATTTGCTGGTGCATTTCCAAGACGCTCTTCTACTTCATTAGCGGCATTTGCAAGCATCCCCATGTGCTTTCGCATTATCATGGTATTATCTGCTGGCTCGTCATCGCCACCGCACGGACTAGGCGCAGGTGAAGCATCATCATGTGGATGATTGTGGTCATCATGGTCATCGCCTCCACAGACAGAACAACCGCCACCCATTGGTGCATCATCATCAGATGACATTTGAGCGGGTTCATCAGACATACCGTCAATCATTTTTAATAGTCTGTCCATATCCTGCACAGAAGCATTTTGTATAGTGATATCCATTATACCATCCTTTTAATAGTCAAATTTTTCTTTATTTTTTAAGTACGAAACTAATCGCATTACAACCATATTATCATGCTCTAAGAATTCTAAAAATTTTAGTATCATATCAATTAAAATATAAACATGATTATATGGAACATGATCACCTTGTAACATCTTTTTAACGATGTTCATTAACCTTGCTCTATCTTGTGTGTCAAAAAACTCATTACCAGACAAAATTTCAATACGATTTAATAAAGTTTTAACTTTGTTTAAATGTTTTCCTTCTTCTGAGTCTGGTCTTTCATCTTGATCACCGCCATCTCCAACTGGATCAGCATCTTCATCTTCAACTGGTGGGAGTTCAATAACATCAGTTTTGTCTTTGTCGTCACCCATTAATTCATTTAATTTTCGGGCAAGATCTTTAATATCTTCTACTGCTGGATTACTTGTTGGTAGTACGGTATTTGTCATGCTGGTACCTCTGCACCTGTGTTTGCTTTTTCACGTTCTTTTCTATCTACTTCCATCTCTTTTAAGAAAGCATCAACGAATTCATTACCAAAATGCTCTGAACCATCTCCACTTGCATCTATTTCTTTTTTACTGTATTCACTTGAAGTACTAAGTTTAGTTTCGTATGTTTCGTTTGCTTGAGCCTCTTCTTCTTCTTGTTCCAATACATGATTCTTATCATTAACGATTAAGAAGTTTTCGTTTACATTTAATGCATGACATAAATCCTGCCGTGCTTTTTGTAAACTCAATGGAACATCAGTTGTGAACTCAACAATGAAAACTTCTGCGTTTTCAGTCTTAAGTCCCATTGGACTCTTTTGGATTATTGTTTTGGTAGGATTTTTAAATCCGTTTAATCCATATTGCTCTAAGTATTGTTTTATTTTACCTACGTTAGTTGAATCTGTTAACTCATTTAGAGCTAGTCTGAGTTTATATTCATTAACTTTTTTAGCCTCGGCTAGGTATGCGTTTAAATCTTTCATCAGTTTTTTAACCCTTAAATGCAGATAGATTTGCTAACAAATCATTTCTAGTATTTATAACAACTTCATCATTCATTACTTGTTTTACAACCGGGTTCTTGACATCGGATTCCAGTTTTAATTTTTTTAATTGTAGTTCGATTGTTTTCAATTTTCTATCTTGCTTGTTTTGTTTTGCAGTTATTGCGTTACCGAGCATTGTACTTGCAACTTCATATATTCTTCCAGCATGTCTGTCTTCTACATTATTTGCTAAATCCATTAAATCATCAAATGCATCAGTTGCTTTTTTAGCAAGGTCATCCATGTCAAGATCGGAATCTTGTAAATTTCTGACAGTATCTAATGCCGCATCAATTTTAAACCCAGTATCCATTACTTCTTGTGATACAGGTTCTGTTATTGCTGGTAATGCGTCATCACTTACTTCCAACTTTACATTATCTAAATTTACTTGCTCGTCTGTTTCTGCCGGGGGCAAATTAAACAGTTGTTCTAATTTTTCTGTCATTTTCCCTTTACATTTTTAAATATATCTGCCTCGGTTACTACTCTAAATTTCATGCCTTGACGTTTACACCATTCATCTGCAGATTGCCATTTAGCAACATTTAATACAAAAGCATTCCTATCAGTACGCTTTTGCCCTTCCATGTATTTACTCTGTGATTTTGGTTTGATTTCTACAATTTCTGCGTGAGATTTGCCGTTTTTATCTTTATAAACAATAAAAAAATCTGGTATGTAGTTACATATACGGCCTGTAAAAGGATTTCTATATGGAATTCTAGTTGCTTCTGATGCCCACTTTATTATGCCTGCATGGTTATCACACATCCGCATAAACACGAGTTCCCAACCAGAACGGTATTTGGGATCATGTTTTCCAACATACTTGGTTGGATTTGTTGGTGTGTAAATTCCTTGTTGATACTTTGGCATTTTTCATCTTAAAAAAATAATTCAGTTACTAATGGAGCATTTTGCTCTAAGTTAATCTTACCTATTTTACTAGTTAAGTTGCGACTTGAATTTAATTGCGAATAAATTTGATCATCAAAATCAATCGCACCTTGTACAATCTGAGTCGCTAAATCTTGGGCATTCATTTTTAATGTTTTTGCTATTAGGATTATCTCTTTAGCAAAATTTGTTACTACACTTTCGTTTGTCCCGTTATCAAGTAATGTTTTTTTGATCAATCCAAGTTCAATATCATCAATCACAACGACGCTATCACTACTCGTTAATAGTGTACTAACATAACTTCCTTCATTTGCTGTTGCTACTACTGCCATATTAAAATCCTAACCCGCATGTGGGTTTGGTGTTCCTGTTGATCCTGGTTTCTGGTCACCACTACTAAAATAATCTGAAACAGTATCATATAAACTGCTTGAATTTTTTGCATCGCCATGATCATATGTTGACCAATTTTCGTATGCAAAAGTTAGACTATATGTTATATATCCATTATCTGTATAACTTAAATCACTAGATGATATATCTGTAATTACTGGGTTATATAATATTGTACTAATTCGTTTTGGTGTGTTTTTACGAACATATGATGAACTTGCACCATGTTCTTTATTAATAAAAATTCGTCTAAAAAAGTACTTATTTCTACCACCCACATTTGCACGTGAGCGAATACCGTCTATTTTTGCTGTCATTTCATTATAGTTTGGTAAATGATAACCAAAAGCATCAGACGCAGATGTTATTTTTTCATAAGCATCTTCTGTTATAGACATCGCTTGTGTAATATCTGCTCCTTTGGCTCCAGTATTTGATAAGTCTTTATTAGAACCATCAAGATCTACTCTAAAATTTTTCCAGTAATAATTCAAGTATTGCATTATTAGCATTGTAATCGGATTATCACGGGTATCATAAAATGTAATGGTTACTGGTGTAAATTGAACACCTGTTTGTATAATTCTTTTCCTGTTGTATTGATTCAATAATTGATTATCAATTTGTGTTTGTGGTAATTGTACAGACTGTGGGACAAGAACGGCTCGTTTGAAAAGAGAACTTATATCTTGAAATTTATTTGGATCTGGGGGATCTGAACCAAATAATGCTTCTTCCCCCCATGCTTTTGCGTTTTCCCAAAGTGAAGTTTCTTCTTCACCTGCTTTAGGGTCATCTGAGTTAGAATTGCCTTCAGGTGGATAAATTTCTAAACCTAAAGACCATTGATATGACTTCCTGGGTAAAGCGGTCGCAGAGGTTCCAGATGGAACCATATTATCAAAACTTTGATCTGCGTAATTACCCAGAATCTTACCTAAAAATGCCATGCATTAATCCTAATATAATAAATTAAGCGGTTGCAGAGCTATTAGTTGATAACACTGGTAAATTTGAGTGGCCAGTTAATGTGTTTATATTATTGCCGTCAAGTGTTCCAGCCTCATGACTTGCGTTGTCATATTGAATAGTTGTACTTACTTGTTGAATTGCATTATTTGCATAATCCATTTCACCATAATTAATACTACTAATAAAACAACCCGCCATCGTCCATGTTTCTAAGACATTACTGTCTGAATCAAATGAATCACCATTTGTGCCGTCTAAAGTCTCAATATGCATTTGAAACTTATATTGGGCTCCCGAGGTGGGGGCACTTTGGCCATCATGGTCTAATTGAAGTTGGATTTGTTTGTTAAGAGCAAGAACAGATTCGTTGCTAATGTCATCTCTAAAAGTAACTGTAACAGTTTCCCATGTATGTTTTCCAACCATGAAAATTTTACTGTTATAGACATCAACTTGAATCGGATCGTAGCTCAAATTCGGCTTGCTTACTGACATTAATTGGTTACTCAGTTTTATCGAATTTTCTCCGCTTCCACCTAAGTTAACAAATGTTACTCTAAATCTATACGCCAATTTAGGCATAATAACCGGAGTAACTGTATTACCTAATGGTACACCAAATTTTGTTAAATTTGCCATGTAAAAATCTCCAACAAATCGTTTCTAGTATTTATTGGATTCTCCCAAAATGCATTAACCCGATGGTTTACTCCACCGGGTTAATTAAGTTAAAATATTATAAAGTGCCCGTATTTACAACACGTATTGGAATGTAAATGAATTCTGCGGCTTTTGCAGGTTCAATAGCAACATCAATATATAATTCGTTGCGATCAATTCTACCAGCCGTGTTATTTGTAGTATCACAAACAACTGCGAAGTCAAATAATCCACGTTTTGCGTAAATGTCTGCTAAGAATCTCTCAACAGCATTTCTTGCGTTTGCACGAGTTAATTCATCATTTGGCTCAAAAGCAAATGGTCTTGCTAGTGACTCGAGTCTTTCTCTAATATAAACTACAAGTCTAGCAACATTAACTCTATCCAATGCACTTTCTGCAGGACTTAATGTTTTCTGACCGAAAACAATTAACCCTTGTCCTGGGAAGTTAACGATTGGATTAACTTTGTTTGAATAAAGTGTGTCTCTTTCACCTTGGTTCAATGCTACTGCTACAAATTCGTTTTCATCGTCAATGTAGCCTACGTTAGTTGCATTGGAAACAATACCTCTTGTTAAACCTGCTGGTGCAAACCACGGAAATGCAACCTGGTCATTAACAGCATAAGTTCTAAGTGCAATATGACTTGGAGGAACAACAACTGTTGAACCATCGGTGTTTGTTGAATACCCTGATGGGTAGTAAACTGCCATTTTACTATCTTTAGTAATAAGGGCATCTTCACCGTTTTCACTTCCACCTGTTCCTGCCATATATGCAGTTACACCTGTTGGTGCTAATCTAAATGGTGTATCTATAACACAGAATGCAGTTTCTTTTCTATCTACACTCAATGCCAACATCTCGTCTGCACATTCTGGATAACCAGGGGATGCAATCAAGTTATATGTTAATGTTTCAGCTCTTAAGTTAGTTGCTACTAATGCCGCTTGCATTTTCTTAACAACTACTGCACGTTGAGCATTACGGCCGAAGTTACCGGCACCATCTGCTCTTGTACCACTTGCTGAACGCCACTTAAATGCACCTGCATTGGATGCATTATATTCTTTAACAACCAATCCTGAATGAATTAAGTTTACACAAAGCATGCCACTTGGATATAATACTGGATCTGGAGCATTACTATCCACTTCAGTTGCACCACCATTGTTTGTTTGGTCTGCTTCTGTTGATGTTAGGTCAGCAAATACGACACCATTTGGTGTGCTTTGATCTGCACTATCTCTAGTTACCCATACATTGTTTGCATACTCTTTAACTACTGGAAAACTATCTAAGTCTGTTGTATCAACCCAAATATCTCCTCCTGCTGGAGTTGCTGGTGCTTTTGTTCCAAATTTTGAAACTGCTTGTGGCACCCATCGTCCTGCAGATTGTTTATATAAGTCTAACTCGATGTTACCATCATACCATAATGTACCATCTGGGTTTGTACCAGGTGCACCTGTCGAGGATGCTGATAATTCATTTGCACTAGGACCAGTTGTAATAGCCTGACTGGCTGCTGAAATTCCATCAAATGAGCGTAATGCAAAACTTGCTTCTTCTGGAATTACTCTTGAATAAATCGATCCACTTGGAGGTAAACCACCACCAAGGACTGAAGCACTTACACCGCCCGTTAAGGCTGTGTCTGGTGTTCCACCTAATGTTACTGCTACAATTTTACCTGCTTCAATTTCTGCTGATGCAGTTCTATTTGTTACTCCACCACCACTAAGTGTGATTGTTGGAACAGCAACATATCCAGAACCTGGATCAACAATAGTAAACGATGAAATATCGGAAATATTGTTTGTTGCCGTTGCAGTAGCACCTGTACCATTACCACCACTAACTGTAATGGTTGGTATATTAACATATCCACTTCCGCCAGCACTTACTGTAATGCCACTTACAAAACTGTTAATAACAGCCGTTGCGGTTGCAGGAGTTGTTGGATTACCACCTGATACTGAAACTGTTGGAATGGATGTATAACCCGTTCCGCCAGCATTTACGGTAACACTCTTAAGGATAACATTAATACCAGCCGTTGCAGTTGCTTGTGAACTTGCACCGCCACCACTTAATGTTACTGTTGGTGTTGAGGTAAATCCTGTTCCAGCATTAACAATCGTAAATCCTGTAACACTTGCACTAATTGTACCTGTTGCACTTGCTGGTACTGTTTGACCACCACCTGTGAAACTGATTGTTGGTGCACTTGTATAACCTGAACCTTTATTATTAGGATCAACAGTTACACTTGATAATGGGCCTTTAATTGCGGCTACAACTTGAGCCGATACATCAGCACCACCACCTGTTAGTGTTACGGAAGGTGCACTCTGATAATTTGAGCCACCATTAAGGACTGAAACGCCAGTAACTTTACCATTAATTTTTGCTTCTGCAAGAGCATCGTTATTACCACCTAAAATACTAACTGCAATATTTCTTGCATCTGTGTAGCCTGAGCCGGATTGTGATACTGTAATACTATCCAATACACCAGTAATTGTTGCATAAGCACTTGCACTGGTATTACCAACTAATTGAATTGTTGGTGTTTGGTTGTATCCTGAACCTGCGGCCGATACGTTAAATGAGGCAATAGCACCAATAATATTTGCAGTAGCCGCACCGTCTGCTGTAAGGGTATCGCTACCATCTCTTACAATTTGTACGGTTGGTACTGTTTGGTAATTATTACCTGGTGAACTTACTGTAATACTTGTTAACTCACCTTCATATGACGAACTTGCCACAACGCCTGCACCACCTGCTGTATAAACAAAGCCAATTGCTGGTTTACCATCTTGGTATGTGCCGCCACTATTGTTATTAAGATCAATTTTATATGTAAAATTGTCACTTGTAATATTAAACGAAGCATAGTTATTTGTGTTTGTGTTACCACCATTATTAACATGGGAAATTGTAACTGGGGCACTTGGATCTAATGCACCTGGGCTCGTTAATAAGTTGTTAGCATCAATACTTGTGTCTGATGCAACCATTCGTCCACTACCAGTTGCTAATGTTTGGTTATTAGTTAATGATATGC